GGAAATCGACCTGGATAAAGCCGGGTGTGTGGCGATGTTCTTCGACTCTGATGCTGGCATCAGCGGCTTGGTCGAGAAGGGTTTTACTGAATAACATGGCTTGTCTCCTGCTGTTTTTACCGGCCTTTTGCTGCCCATTCGAGGGCGGCAATTTCTGCGTCTATTTTCCTGGTGTATGTGTGCGATCCGTCTGCCCTTGCTGCGTCTATGAAGAAGAAGTAGACGTTCCATCCTCCTACATCTTTTGGGTTTTTGTAGAGCGTGGCCACTCCCTCTGATCCTTTAATGCGGGTGAAGCCATCTTTCTTCTGCTCTGTGACTTCCTGGGATAAGGAGTCTCTGTAGTCGGTTAGGTACGATGCGGTCATTGTCTTTCTCCTTTTTTCTGATGTGTTGTTATCTGGCTTGGTTGATACTATACGCACGCAAACAAGCCATGTCAACAGGTAAGGCGAAATTTTTTTAAACATTTTCGGCCTTATTTTGTTTGACATCAGCCGCGAAACTGCGCGGCATGGCGTACACCCTTCAACAACTCGCAGAACTTGAGATCGTCATCGCTGGCGGTGTGTCAGACGTTGAGATTGATGGTCGTCGTGTCCGCTATCAAGACGCGGAATACCTAGAGAAGCTGCGCGACAGAATGAAAGCTGAGTTGGGTGTTTCGACGCCTAAATCAGCCCGTGGCCGCGTCTGGTCTCCGACGATTTCGAGCGGGCTATGAGCGCCGTTGTCGATTTCATGACCTGGGCCGCTGACAAGGTAGCGCCACCCGCGCCACCACATGTCCGCCGCTACGATGCGGCCAGCCGCACCAAGCGCATGAGCGGCTGGAACACGCAATCCACCGACGCGAACAGCGCCATCACGAATCCTCAACTGATTCGGGACAGGGCGCGGGATTTGGTGCGGAACAATGCCTGGGCGGCAAAGGGCGTCTCTGTCATCACGAATAACTGTGTCGGCTACGGTATCCGCGCACAGTTAAAAGCAGGCTCGCAACTCCGCACCCGTCAAGCGCAATCCCTCTGGCAAGCCTGGGCCGAGACTACGGCCTGCGATGCGGACGGCATGCACGACCTGTACGGCTTGCAAGCTATCGCCATGCGGGCGCTAGTCACTGATGGCGAATGCCTCATCCGCATGCGGCCAAGACGGCCCGAGGATGGTTTGCCGCTGCCATTTCAGCTTCAGCTTCTTGAGGCTGATTTGCTGGCCGACGATCTGCGCTCACTGCCGCAAGGCGGAAACGTCATCCACAACGGCATCGAATTCGATGCGCTAGGCCGGCGCGTGGCGTATCACTTGTATCGGCGGCATCCGGGCGACACGACCACGCTGCAAGGCTGGGACATGGAAATCACCCGTGTACCCGCTTCGGAAATCATTCATCTATACCGCAAAGACCGACCCGGGCAGGACCGGGGCGTTAGCTGGCTTGCGCCAGTGATTGTCACGCTGCGGGATCTGGGCATCTATGAGGATGGCAGTCTCAAGCGGGTGCAATGCGGGACGCTGTTTGCCGGGTTCATTACATCAGATGACCCGCAGGCGTTTGGCGAAGAGCTAGACGACGAACTGCCGGATTTACAGCCTGGAACCATGTACATGCTCCGTCCTGGGCAGGGCGTTCAATTTAACGACCCTCCCGAGCCGCACGACCCCGCCTTCCGTGACTCGACCCTCCGCGCTATCGCGGCTGGGCTTGGTATCACTTACGAATCTCTGACCGGCAACCTCTCCGAAGTCAATTTCAGCAGCGCCCGCATGGGTGCGCATGAGATGGGCCGGAATCTCGATAGCTGGCTGTGGGCCACATTCATTCCGAGATTCTGTGATTCGGTCTTTGCGTGGTTCAAGGGAATGATGCAAGCCACCGGCTTTAACGCCTCCGACCTGTCCGTTGAATGGACACCTCCGGCAAGAACCCTAGTCGACCCCAGCAAGGAATGGAAGGCGCTTCAAACCGCTGTCCGTTCCGGCTTTATGAGCCTGCCGGAAGCCATCCGCTCGCAAGGTTACGACCCTGATTCCGTACTGGCCGAACAGGCCGAATACCTCGCCAAACTCGACGCCGCTGGCGTCATCGTGGAATCGGACTACCGCTTCGACGCGACCCCGAAAGTCACCGCCGATACCGAGCAACAAACCGGAGATCCGAATGCCGGAAATTAAGCCAAGCGGAATGTATTACCGCGAACTCAAGTTTGACATCAAGCCTGACAGCGAAACTCGGACTTTCACGATTCCGGTTTCGAGCGATGTACCGCAACCAAGGAAATGGGGAACCGAGATTCTCGACCATTCCAGCGGGGCTATTGACCTGTCAAGGATGCAAGACGGCGCTCCCGTACTGCTCGATCACGACATGAGCCGCCAGATTGGCGTCGTTGAAAACGCATCATCGGACGGCAAGCGATTGCAGACGACTATCCGTTTCAGCCGTTCGGCGCTCGGCCAGGAAATCATGCAAGACGTGATTGATGGCATCCGCAAGAACGTATCAATCGGCTACCGGATTGATGAAGCCGTGGAAAGCTCGCGGGGAGTTTTCAAGGCTACCAAATGGACACCTTACGAAGTGAGCGTGACCAGCGTTCCCGTCGATAACAGCGTCGGCTTCGGGCGATCCGATGACGATTCATTCAACCCCCTCGATTTACTTAAACAAAGGAGTACGGCTATGTCCGAACCTTCAGAAAACCCAGTTCCGGCTGAAGAGACAGCGCCGGTTATTCCCGCCGAGCCGGTAGCGGCTCCCGTCAATGCCGATGAAGTCGCTCAACGGGCGATGGTCATGGAGCGCAATCGTATTGCCGCTATCCAGGAATTCGGCACACGGGCCAATATCGACGCGGCGATCATCAAGCGCCACATTGACAGCGGAACCGCTGCCGATGTCGCCACTCAGGAGTTTATCCGCATGTGGTCAAAACACGTTGACGCAACCGCCACCACTTCGGGCCGCATCGAAACCGGCACCGACGAAGCCGACAAGCGCATCGGTCGTGCGACTGACGCATTGCTGGCCCGCGCTGGCGTGTTGAAGGGTAAAGAGGCCGATGAAGCACGGCAGGGAAACCCCTACCTGCATTCAAAGCTGTTCGACATGGCTAAGGAAAGCGCAGAGCGTTCCGGCTTCTCGATCAACGGTAAAGACCCGTTGCATGTGGTCCGTGGTGCTATCACGACCGGCACCAGTGACTTCCCGGTGATCCTCGAAAACACGATGCACAAAACCCTGCTGGCGGCTTACACCGCTGCGGCGGATACGTGGTCTCAGTTCTGCTCTGTCGGTTCCGTGTCGGACTTCCGTGATTGGAAGCGCATCTATACCGGCTCGATCTCTTCTTTGGATACTGTCAACGAACTGGGCGAGTTCACCAACAAGTCGATTCCTGATGGTCAGGCCGAGTCGATTGCTGTTACCACGAAGGGCAATCTGATCAACATCAGCCGTCAGGCGATTATCAACGACGATTTGAGCTATTTCGTCCGCCTGACGCAGATGCTGGGCCGCGCTGCCGCCCGTTCGATTGAGCGGGATGTGTACGCATTATTGGCCGCGAATCCGACGATGGACGATGGCTATGCGCTCTTCAGCACCAATCACGCTAACTACGATTCCACTGGTAATGCCATCAGCATTTCCAGCTTGGTAGATGCGCGTATCGCCATGAAGAGCCAGATGGACATCAGCGGCAATGACTACATTGGCGACATCGAACCGGCTCTGCTGCTGTGTCCGATTGCCAAGGGTCAGTTAGCCCGCGAAACCATCCTGAGCGTCTATGACCCGGAAACCAGCAACAAGCTGCAACGCCGGAACGACGCTTACAACATCGTTTCCACCATCATCGACACGCCGCGCTTGAGCGGAAACGGATGGTATGTCTTCGCTTCTCCCGAAGCTCACCCGGTTATCGAAGTCGCGTTTCTCAACGGCAACCGCACTCCGTATCTCGAAACCGAACAGGGCTTCGAGGTCGATGGCTTGCGCTAC